AGAATTTATCAAGATTTATTACCTCATCAAGAAAAATTTTGTGCAGATACTCAACATAGAAAGTTAGCTCTTGTCTGTGGATTCGGTGCTGGTAAAACTTATGCTTTATGTTCAAAGGCTGTAATGCTTGCCTGTTTAAATATCGGTCATGTATCTGCTGTTTTTCAACCGACAGCGCCCATGCTGAGAGACATTTTAATTCGTACATTCAATGAATTATTAGACCAATGGCAAATACCTTATACATTCAGAGCATCACCGCTTCCTGAGTATCAACTTTCTTGGGAGGAAGGAACACATACTATTTTGTTAAGGACAATGCTTACATATCAAAGATTGCGAGGCCAGAACCTTTGTGCAGTTGGATTTGATGAGGCAGATACTATCCCAAAACGTGATGCGGAATCTGCAATGAATATGGCATTGGCGAGACTTAGATCAGGTAATGTTCAACAGTTCTATGCAACAACAACTCCCGAAGGTCATGGGTGGGCATTTGAAACATTTGAAAAAAATAGAAAATCTGACACTGCATTGATACAAGCAAAAACGGCTGATAATCCATATCTGCCCGATACTTTTATTCCTTCTTTGTATGAGAATTATCCACCGCAGTTAATCAAGGCTTATCTTCTGGGACAATGGGTTAATTTAACCAGCGGACAGGTTTATAATAGGTTCTCTAGGGAGCATCATGTTATTGACAAGATACCGTTTGATATCAAAATGGAAACCCTTTTGATTGGGGTGGATTTTAATGTTATGAACTGCAATTCCGTCATTGGTGTGAGAGATGGTGACAAATTGGTGATCATTGATGAAATATCAAAACAAAAAGATACAGATGCGTTGGCACAAGAAATTAAAAGACGCTACCCTTCAAACAGAATATTAGTTTACCCTGACGCTAGTGGTTCAGCACGTTCAACGATTAACGCATCAAAGACAGACATTGCAATCCTCGAAAGTTACGGCTTCGGTTCAATGGCTCTCAAGAGCAACCCCTTTATCAAAGATAGAGTTGCAACCGTCAATGCGTTACTACAGAACGGCAAAGGGGAAAGACGTTTGGCGATTCATGCCAGTTGCACTCGTTTGATTGAGTGCCTTGAGTTACAAAGCTACGATGAAAAGACAGGAGATCCAGATAAACAAAATGGATATGATCACATGAATGATGCTTTGGGGTATTTAATCTATCGTGAATTTAATTTGCTTTATGGTAGGGCAGGCAAGCGAACAGGGATTAGAATATATTAAAAGTAATGGTACTATGAGGAAAAACCGTGTATAGCTCTCTGAATATTTACAATCAGCCTGTAACACTAGCTCCTACAACGGTTGCAAGTCCTAACGCTGCCTATCAGAGGATGGCAAATTTCTGGGGCCTGGTTGAAGATTTAAAAGAGGGAACATACAAAATTAGATCTGAACATAGAAAATATTTGAATCAAGAACCAAGAGAAACAGATGACGCTTATGATACAAGGCTGGCAAGGTCAACAGTAGTTCCATATTTGCAGCGTATTGAGAAAATGTTATCTGGAATGTTGGTCAGAAAACCAATCAGACTTGATGACGTATCAGATCTAGTACGAGAGCAATTATTTGATGTAGACCTTGAGGGTAATGATCTTAATGTCTGGTTATATCAAACAGCTAGGGTTGCGATCTCCTTTGGTCATGTAGGTGTTCTTGTTGACGCACCAAAAGATGGAGAGAAGGCAAGGCCATATTGGGTGACTTATGCCCCTAAAGATATTCTTGGCTGGAGGACAGAGATTGTTGATGGTGTAAGAAAGTTAACTCAACTGCGATTGATGGAACAGGTTGTTGAATCTGACGGAAAGTATGGAGAAAAAATTGTAAAACAGATCAGGGTATTAGAACCTGGGCGATATGAAATCCATAGAAAAAATAATAAGGGTGAATATAAATTACATGATGAGGGAGAGATGAGCATAAAAGACAAGATTCCTTTTTCTGTTGCATATTCAAACCGAGTTGGTTACTACGAAAGTCGCAGTCCTTTATATGACATAGCAGAACTAAACCTCAAGCATTACCAGATACAGAGTGACCTTGATAATATTCTGCATATCAGTTCTGTTCCATTGCTTGCAGTTTTTGGTTATCCCAATGCAGATGAGATAACAACAGGGCCGAATGAAGCTTTATCATTACCACCTGAATCAAGGATGGAATATGTCAGCCCATCGGGTGACAGTTACGACAGCCAGTTTACAAGATTAAAAGATATAGCAGATCAAATAAATACATTGTCACTAGCTGCGGTGCTTGGTCAAAAATTAGTGGGCGAGTCGGCAGAAGCCAAGCGGATAGACCGTTCACAAAATGACAGCACGATGATGGTCATTGCCCAACAGATGCAAGATCTGATTGATAACTGCCTCAAGTTTCATAGCGAATATCTTAATGAGCCAAATGCTGGTAGTAGTTTTGTTAATAGAGATTTTGTAACGGCAAGATTAGAACCACAGGAGATTCAATCATTACTTGCATTATTTACTGCTGGCACTATCAGCCAAGAAACATTACTTACACAGTTAAGCAGTGGTGAGATTCTTGGTGATGATTTTGATGTTGAAGAAGAGGTTGAGGCAACGCAAGCTGGTGGGTTGATCGAAATGGAAGCCCCAACAGAACCTGACGCAGCTTAATGAATGTCAATTCCAGAGGTATTTTTTAGAGAGACTATTGATCTCAACCGCTTCAGTAATGCTGTCGCAAAAAAATATGCTGTCACTTACAACGAGGTAATTCTAAATGCTGCAAAAAGACTAAGAGAGATTGATTTTAAACAGAGAAGGGCTGGTGAGGCTGTGATTATTGCACCTGAGACAAGAAAAAGACTAAGAGCGATCATAAAACAGGCAAAAGATAGTCTAAATACATGGTCTGGTGCTACGGCAAGAGATTTTAAGAAAGAATTACAGGGTATAACTCTTTTACAGAGAGATTTTATTGTAAATGAACTGAAAAAGGTCACGGCATCTGGTAATGTGCCGATCAATAGCGTTGCCATAAGTCCAAAATATGCAGAATCTGTAATAATGACAGACCCAACACAGATAAATATATTTACAACTGAACAATTTAAGGAAGATGCTTTCAAAAGATTCGGTGCTGGCAAATTTGAACTTACCGCAACTCAAGGATCAGCAGTAACTTTGCCTAATGGCGAAACTGTAAATAAAGCATTTAGAGGTATTGCTGCTAGTTCACAAGAAAAACTTGCATTAGCCATAAGATCAGGTGTATTCAGTGGAGAGACAACACAACAGATTGCAAGACGATTAGTTGGAGATTTAAATTTTGCAGATTTTGGGCCATTATCTGTCAAACAACTTGCAGCATCGGGTGGAGAACTTACAAAACTTGCAAACCATCAAATCCAGACGATTGTAAGAACTTCTGTAAATCAAGTACAAAACCAAGCATCACAGGCTGTTTATGCTGCAAATAGTAAGGTTGCTCCTAAATATGAATATGTTGCGACATTGGATTCAAAAACCACACCAATCTGTCAGAGACTTGATGGCCAACAGTTTGCGTATAACAAGGGGCCGACACCTCCACAACATTTCAACTGTAGATCAACCACTGTTCCTGTTGTTGACTTTGATGGATTGCAAGAAAAATATCCAGGTCTTGAAAAGCCACCCGAAACTGCACTTGATACAAGGCCAAGCATGACAGGTAGAGTTCCACAGGGGCAGGCTTATGGTGATTGGTTATTGAATCAGAAAAGAGATTTACAGATAAAAACTCTTGGCAATGAACAGAGAGTAAGATTTTTTAAAACATTAGCTGGCAAAAAAGGAAGTTCTGGTCAAAAGGCATTGAGACAGATTATCAGAAGCGATGGAACAGAAAAAACATTAGACCAAATCAAAAAAGAATATAAACTATAGATATGCCACTAAAAAAAGGAAAATCTGAATCTGTGATCGCAAGCAATATCCGTTTGCTTATGAGAGAAGGTAAGACATTGAAGCAGGCACAGGCCATTGCATTATCTACAGCAGGTAAAAAGAAAACAGCTAAGAAACGCAAAAGGAAGTAAGATATAAACAGTTACTTTTATTGTTATGCCATCACACTATGGATCAATGAAGCCAAAGGGTAAAAAGAAAAAGAAGGGAGGTAAAAAATAATGGGATATACATTCAAAGTCCAGACTTATGATGAGTCAAAGCCAAAGGCTGAAAAAGAAACAAAACCAGCAACTAAGAAAAAAGCTAAAAAGTGACTAGAAAATTTAGGCGAGTTCCAAAAGACAAAAAGACAGGTGTTCCAAAAAAATATCTGTCTGGAGCTATGAATAAGTTAGCGAAAGCTGCTGAAATCAAGAGAACTGCCGAAGCCTACAGAAAAGGAGAATTTATTGATATAAAGGCTGTATCTAAATCACGCACAGAACAAAATGTCTCAAGCAAGAAGAAGAAAACCACTAAGCGAAAGCGTAAAAGCAAGTCTTAAAAAAAAGGCAGAAGGCACTCGCTTTTTTTATGGTGAACTTGCAGAAGTTTACCGCAAGGGTCAAGGCGCATATCTTTCTGCTGGATCTCGAAATGTGCCGATGGGTGCGTGGGCAATGGGCAGAGTTAATAGTTATATGACAGGTAAAGGTGGGGCAAGAACAGCAGACGCTAAAATTTATTCAAAATATCAAAAGAAAAGATAATGGCTCCTCTAACAAAAAAACAAAAAGAAACCTTAAAAGCTCATTCAGTGCATCACACTAAAAGGCACATGAATTACATGGTTAGAAAAATGCGTGAGGGTATGAGTTTTGCGAGGGCGCACAGAAAGGCACAGGAGAAGGTAGGCAAATGACATTAAGTAAAAAAGAAAAGATAGAACGCAAGCTGAAAAAGTATGGCTTAACAGAAGTTAACAAAGCAAAACCAACTCCAAACCATCCAAGAAGTTCTCATGTTGTACTAGCAAAAAAGGGTGATGAGGTTAAATTAATTAGGTTTGGACAGCAGGGAGTCAAAGGTGCTGGCAAGAATCCAAGAACAAAAGCAGAAAAGCAGAGAAGAGCTAGTTATTACGCAAGACATAATGCCCAGAACCCAAATCCAACAATATTTTCACCGTTATTTTGGTCACATAAGGTCAAAT